CGCTAAACAAGTGTAGTTCCATACTCTTTTTTTCGTCTGTAACCCATATACTATAACTAGTTAGGTAGTACGGGCATGTAATAAATTGATCCAAGAATATGTAAGTTTGAGTTGTAAATTTAAAATCCCTAGGAAAAGGAATCTCGTACATTTGGATATCTAAGTTTGTACCTAAAAAGTCAAAACCGTCTTCTGTAAGTCTTAGTCCGCCTGTTGATTTGCCTCGAGTGTTCTGCCACCAATCAGACATATACTGTTTTATGTTAGCATCACTTAGTGCAGTGTCAGATTGCTTTAAAAAGACTTTAGTGTATGTTTCTTTCCAGTTCATTCATCTGTAACCAGTTCGCCTGAAGTAAGTTTATATACAGCGAAATCGTTATTTCTAAAAAGGTCGTTTAATTTTTTTGCTAAATTGTGTGCATGTCCTGGATTTGAAAAAGATACCTTTTTGTACTTAGGCCCAGGGTAATTTGTGATTGCGTTTGATGTTTTTAGATTGAATGGAGCGCCTTTATAAAAGACAGCCCAAATAGCGTCTGCTTGCAAAACTTGTTCACACTTATATGATGCTTTGTCAACATTCTCTAAAATTATCGTTGGTTTTGGTCTACTCATATGCGTATCCTCTTTAATTAACTACGCATATATTTATCTTTTTTTAGTAGAAAACTACTACTTTATTAAACAGATTGACTGCTAATTGCTGTAAGTAGGTCTTTAAGTTCTTCTTCGCTAATACACAATACACTTTGTATTTTTCTTGGCTGTGTATATTCTTGTAATAATTTTTCTACTAGTATTGGATAGTGTTGAGGGTCAGTAATACTACCTACACACACATCTTCAGAATCAAATGTAGGCTCAGTAAACACATAAAAGTCAGGTTGATTAAAAAATAATACTAGTATAAACCACTTCACTTCCAGTCACCACCACCGTCCATAGTAACTGTTACAGGTTCATCATCTGCACTAGATTTATTATCAATAATAAGTTTTTCTAGTCTTCCTTGATGGTTTGCCATAACAGTTCCTAAAGCATATACAAGTGCTTTAGCTTGAGTCATTGGAATTTTAATTTCTTTTTGATTAGTAGATTCAGCAGTTTTTACAACTTGTATAAACTGTTGAATTGGTATAGTATTAATTGGTTCGTTTGTTTGCATCAGATAGTTCCTGTCTCATTGTAAACTCAGTTTTGAAAGGTCCTCTATAATCATACTTTTCAAGTGTAACTAGTTTTGGACAAAAACTTCTTACCCAACCTTTATCAAAGTGAATTATATAATAGCCTGCCGCATATAAGCTCTTAGACTTTTTACTCTTTGTAAAGAGTGGTAGTTTCTTTTGTACATTATACATTATGTTGTATGGTGTACTAGACGTCGAAAAACCGTGTATTTCTTTAACAGTATCACTACCATCCGAAATACTTGCTTTATCAAAACTTAGTCCGCCAATAAAACTATTAAATGATTTAATATCAGTAAAATAGTCTGTTCCTGATGAACAACTATACATGTATCTTTTATCTTCTTGTTTTGATAGTGTACCAATACGTTCACCATCTTTTTCTACAATCCAAAATTTGTTCTTTAGGATTGGTTTTGCCTTTATTGTCATTCTTGCCTCCATGTTATGAATACCTCGCATTGAGTGGCTCAGCATATAACTGAACATTGTCTGCAATCCGTTGCATATCGTGTTTAGCACAAAATTTCATTAGACGTAATCCTACTTGTGTAACTTCTTTTGTAACCATGTTGTCTTCAATTACATCGTTAATAATACTTCTAATGTTGCCGGGTTGTGCAGTTAAATCACAAAGGACAACGTTACGTTGATAGTCATCAAGTACTCGATGTTCTACACCTTCGTGATCAGTCCAGCGTTGTAGCATCATGTTATTCCAGTTAAAGCCTTTGTTGTCTTTGTCTTCAAATGCTTCAATAAGACCAACTTTGTTTTTAGTGCCCTTAGTTCTAACACCAGGGAATGCACTAAACACATTGTCACTAGTGTCGCCTCGCATACACTTTTCAAACAACATGAATTCAGGATGAGGAGCAGGTTTTGCTTCTTTAGTTTTTTTATCAATAACAGGTTGCCTTTTCTTGTCGTCAAAGTAACCTTCGTGTGTAATAATTGTATTGCTAACACCGTTGTACTGTTTACAGTTAGGTGCAATCAATTGTGCAAAGTCACCATCAGTACTAATAATAACATGATCATCATTAGGATGTGCTTGTACCCAGCCAGCAATAAGATCATCTGCTTCTAATTGCGGATGTTGCATTACAGTACAGTTAGTCTTTGTAGTTACAAAGTCTTTAAACTCATCAAACATCTCCCAAAACACAGTCTCTTCTTCTTGTTGCGACTCTGTTAATGCGGCACGAGCAACACTACGATTACGTTTGTAAGGCTCGTAATAGTCTTTACGCCAACTACGTCCTTCTAAACAAAACACAACATGACTGCCTTTAAAGTCAGTCCATGCTTTTTTAACACCACCTAATGTAATATGAAAAGCCATACCTACTTTAGTATCAACATCACCACGTACTACGTGCCGAGCTCTAAAGAAAGTATTTGCTGTGTCTACTAGAATATAAGTTGCCATTAGTTTACCTTTTTGTAATTTGTAATAGTATTATAACACCAGATCTGACTTTTGTCAAGCATTATTTTACTTCTGTTTTACCATTATTATCTGCTTTACTGGTACTGATATATCCCATACCTCGAGTAGTTTCTTGGCCATCCTCTTCTAACATCTGTGTAGCGATAGTTCTAAACCATGCATCAACAATATGTTCTGGCTCTTCTCCTGAGTATCCTGCATCAATAAGTTGTTCAATAAACTCATTGTTCCAATCAAGCTCAAAGAAACCGTTCTTAATGTTATCTGGATTAACTTGTGTATCTAGTACTGCTACCCAAGGCTTCTTATCTTTAGTTGCTTGTGCTTTTTCTTTTTCAAGAATAGCTCTACGTTGTTCTTCTGGAGAAAGGATTAATGCCTTCTCCGCATCAGTTTTCATACCTAATGTTTTTTTAATTTTATCCATTGCTTTCATATATTACCATCCTGCCTTTCTTATTCTATCTTCGTTAATAGGAGCCTTCATAGCTTTCTCAAGTTGTTCATTTGTTTCTTGCTTAATTGCATGTAATGCATCAAGTTCCCCAAGCATTTCCGAAGAGTGATATGTGTAGTCTTGGGGTAAATCGCCATCCTCTTTCCATACACGCTTCTGCAACTTCTTTGACGTTAAGGACATACTCTTCCGAGCGTCCTCCCAACGGCATAAGATATACCGGACACTCGATCCCGGCGCTCCTATACTCTTGAACAGCTCGAGTAACTTCGTCAAAATCGTCTTGAGTAGCGACAACAAACTTAAGATAAATGTCACTACCGTCAACAAGCTGATACTCACGAGCCACGTCAGGTTTAATAGCAGTATCCCAAGGTTCTCCGCTAACACTAAGTTTAGGGGAACATGACCACGTAACTGTAATTCTGTCATTGTCTGTGAGATAGTTGAAGAGATCTTGATGTAGATGTTGTGTAGTGTTTGTTTCAAATGTAACATTTTTTAAATCCTTCATTCTAGGGTGTTCAAATAATTCGACGTATAATCGTTGCCACGCCAACAACGGCTCGCCACCAGTCATAATCAAGTGTATGTCTTGACCATTGTCCATTGTCCACTTACCTTCTGGAGTAAGTGATAGCAAATGTTCGACTACTTCATCTACAGTTGCTTGTTTATTAAAGTGCTTAAATTCCGGATAGATACTTGCATAAGTATCACAGCCTGTATGTATAATAGGCAAGTCATTAAACTCTTTTGTTCTAGCAATAATACCATCGTCAAGCAAGTCTTTTACTTCTTGATTATGAATAATGCCTTGCTTTTGCTTTTCGTCACGCATTGCTTCACCAGTTAAGCCAAAGTTCATGCAACGAAAGTTACAACCAAATGTACGTAGAAACACACTAGGTACTCCTACAAATTTGCCTTCGCCTTGTACACTATAAAATGCTTCGCTATATCTTAATTTCATATTAGGCTCCACATGCAAATTGTTGTTGCAATTTAATATTATCCATAAACTCTTTTTTAGTAGCCGCATCGTCTTTAAATGCACCTTTGAGAACAGTTGTTTGTGTAAGACTACTATGTGCTTTTACACCTCTGTTTTCAACACAACCATGTGTTGCTTGTATATAAACACCTAAGTGTTCTGCACCTGTTGCCTTTTGAATCTCTCTAACAATATCGTTAGCAAGTTCTTCTTGCAACGTACCACGTTCAGCACACCATTGTGCAATACGTGTATACTTAGACAAGCCAATTAGTTTGTCTGCGGCAATAATACCAATGTATGCAACGCCTTTAACAATCTGGTGATGATGTGAACACATACTTGTAAGTTCACTTCTAACAACAAGCATACCTTCGTAACGTGATGCACTGTCATTTGGAAATGCCGTTGCCGCAGGCATTGGATCATAACGTCCAGTCATTAGCTCATTAATATACATCTTTGCAAGACGTTTACCAGTTCCCATACTGTTAGGATCATTATATCT